ATTTGTTTGCTGACGAGATCCCGCACATCAGCACGGCAGAGGATATGCAGGCAATCATCGGCTTTGCATATCCGCCCGCTACTGTGCCGAAGAGTGGCGGCGGAGATGGAAGCAGGGTATTAGATTACCGGATCGATGCGGATTATATCTACAGTGCTTTTTTACAGCAATATGGTATCGATCTGACAGAAACAGGGATGCATTGGCATAAGTTCCGGGCTTTGCTTAATGGACTTAGCAGTGCGACAAAGTTACATGAGATTATCGGATATCGCTGCTATAACGGCGACGACAAGGAGTATAAGAGATTGCGCGAGATGTGGGCACTTCCGGTTAAATTATCGGCGGCGGATGTGCAAACCGTGCAGGAATTTGAAGCGTATTTTGAGTAGGGCATGAGAGAGCCAGAGACACGATCCAGAGCCACCCGTGACAGGTGGTGAGGATTATGTCAGATGGCAAGCTGCTATTTGAGACATCGTTAGATACAAAAGGATTTACAACAGGGCTTGATACGGTCAAAAAGACGGCTACGAGTGCTTTTAGCGTGTCCACGAAAGCGGTTACCGCTATAACCGGAGCAATGGCGGCTGGGCTGACTGCGGCAACGACGCAGTCCGTAAAGGCATATGCTGACTATGAGCAGCTTGTTGGCGGCGTGGAGACCCTGTTCAAGGAATCTGAAAGCACGGTGTTGGAATATGCCAATATAGCATATAAGACAGCAGGGCTATCCGCTAATGCTTATATGGACACTGTCACGAGCTTTTCGGCATCGCTTTTACAGAGTCTTGATGGAGATACGGCGGCGGCAGCCACAAAAGCAGATAGAGCAATCACGGATATGGCGGATAATGCCAATAAAATGGGCACAAATATGCGCGATATCCAGAATGCATATCAGGGCTTTGCAAAGCAGAACTACACCATGCTTGACAATCTCAAGCTTGGGTATGGCGGTACCAAGGAAGAGATGGAGCGCCTGATTGCGACAGCCAATGAGATCAATGCACAGCAGGGGATTGCGACCAGCTACAGTATAGATAGTTTTGCTGATATTGTGGATGCGATCCATGTTGTACAGGAAAATCTTGATATAACCGGAACGACCGCAAAGGAAGCGTCCACTACAATCCAGGGCAGTATAGCATCGCTCGGGGCGGCATGGGAAAACTTTCTGACAGGTATGGCAGATCCAGACCAGGACTTCGATACTTTGCTGAACAATCTGATTGATTCGGCGCTGACCGCCGCAGACAATCTTATACCGCGCATTGTAGAGACAACGCCCCGGCTGGTAGATGGTCTGACCCAGATTGCAACAAATTTATCCGGATATCTGCCGGGAATATTGCAAGAATTGTTACCGTCTATTCTCGATGGGACGCAGGCGCTGCTTGATTCGGTGTCCGCGGCGCTTCCGGATCTGATCGGCATGGCGGTTGATATTGCTCCGCAGATGGTAGATTTCGCGGTGCAGCTGATTGGAGCACTCGCGCAGGGGATTATCGATAATCTGCCGCAGCTTTTGGTAGCCGCGGGGGAGATCGCAGATACGATTCTGGACGGCATCGGGGACTTGTGTCCGGCACTTGATCCTGTTACGGATGCACTGGAAAAAATTATTGAGCATTTAGATGATGTTGCACTCGCTGCGGGAGCAGCGGCAATAGTGTTTGCGGGACTGAAAGCAGGTATGGCTATTCAGTCTGCCGTGAAAGGATTCCAGGAAGCACAGCTTGCGATAGCTTTATTCAAAGCAAGTACAGAGGGGGCAAATATTGCACAGGCGGCTCTTAATGGAACGCTTACAGTTGGAGAAGCGATAGTTGCGCTGCTGACAGGAAAAATGACGTTGGCAGAGTTGGCGTCCGCCGGACTTGCAAAAGCGCAGACGGTATTAAACGGTGTAATGTCTGCAAATCCTGTTACTTTGATAGTTCTGGCAATAGCGGCGTTAGTTGCAATATTTGTAGTGCTCTGGAACAAGTGCGATTGGTTCCGTGAATTCTGGATCGGTCTGTGGGAAAATATTCGGTCTGCCGCATCAGATGTGATTGATGCGATCGTTGGATTTTTTACTGAGACGATTCCGAACGCCGTTGATGGCTTTGTAGATTTTATCAAAAATAACTGGCAGACGCTTTTGATGCTGCTCAATCCAGCCACGCTGTTGGCTGGAATATTCAAGTTGGTCTATGACAACTGCGATGCCTTCCGCGAATTTGTGGATGGATTTATCGAGAATATAAAAAATGCCGTTACGAATGCATGGGATTCGCTTGTTCAGTGGGTGTCGGAACTTCCGGAAACGATCATGTATTGGCTCGGGTTTATTCTCACCTCTCTCATCTTGTGGGGACAGGATCTGATAAACTGGGCGACAACCGCAATACCGGAATTTGCCGAAACGATTGTGACATTTTTTTCTGAACTCCCGGAAAGGATCGCGGCGTTTTTTGGAAAGATTCTTGCAGATCTTGCGGTATGGGCAAGTAATATGGTTACAAAAGCGGTTGAGACCGGAACAAATTTCCGCGATTCAATCGTGACATTTTTCAGCCAGCTGCCAGAACGGATAGCGACATTACTCGGAAAAGTGATTGGTCGGATCCTATCGTTCGCCGCCAAAATGCGGGAAAGGGCATCAGATGCAGGAAAGGGGTTCTTTGACAACATTGTAGCAGCTCTGAAAGATCTGCCATCAAGGATGAGTGAAATTGGTAAGCATATCGTGGATGGGATCTGGACAGGCATCAGTGGTGGATGGGATTGGTTGACGGGGCAGGTTAAAAACCTAGCAAACAGCTTGTTCCAGGGAGCGAAAGATGCGCTCGAAATTCACTCGCCGTCGAAAAAGTTTAAGTGGCTCGGTGAGATGTGCGTAGAGGGCATGGATGCACCACTTGCTGATTACAACCCGTATGAGACGCTGAAAGATTCGATGGATGCTGGCGTGATCCGGCCGGAGCTGTTTGCCGGAGCAGCCATAACACAACCGGGGGATGCGGTACGAAATACGGCGGGGGCGTTGACCGGCGGATCGGCGACATCAACTGTAAGTGGAGAAAACATCGACTATGAGCAGATGGGCGCAGTGTTCCGGCAGTCCGTAGATGGTATGACGGTATCGATGGATGGCAGACCGGTAGGAAAGGTTATCGCGCCTTATGTGAATGATGAAATTGGGAAAATTAACGGGAGGAGGACGTAATGGGAAAATTCGGACTGACAATCAATGGAAAGCATACGACAGAATACGGTCTTAAGATGCTGTCCATGTACATCCCCCAACCGGCGGTCAAGACAAATTTGATTTCCGTACCGGGAGCGTCCGGCAGCATCGACCTGTCGGAAGTGACTGGTCAGAGGTGTTACGAGAATCGTAGCGGCTTGAAATTTGAATTTGTGCTGATGGAACCCAGTTATGACCTGTGGGCGAAAGCAATGACGGAAATCGCCATGCAGATCCACGGCCGGAAAGTAAAAGTAATCCCGGACAACGATCTCGGATTTTATTATATGTGCAGACTGGAAGTCGACGGGAAGAAAAGCAATAATATTGCGGCATCGATCACATTGAGCGGCACAGCGGAACCTTTCAAGTATGATCTGACAGCAAGCGATGACGACTGGTTATGGGACCCGTTCAATTTTGAGACTGGAATAATCCGCGAATTGGCAGGAATAACGGTCAGCAATGGTAAAAGTGTCACGATAACCGGCGGTGGGATGCCGACGGTGCCGGAGTTTGTAGTGACCGAGAGCGCAAGCCTTGCGGTTACCTATAATGGAAAAAGTCATAACATGCTGCTTCCCGGCACGTATCGCTTCCCGGCGATTAAGATTGGGGCGGATGACGTAACATTGCAGTTTTCCGGCAGCGGCAAGCTGTCTATCAGATATCGAGGTGCTTACTTATGATTTATGAAGTTTTACTTGATGGAAAAACATTATATTATCCGGGAGACCTACAGTGTGCAGTAACTAATGCAAAACTGGAACAGGCGCTGAATGACTCTGGTACATTCGAGTGTGACGTTCCAGCGTCGAATCCGCTTTACAACGCCATTGAGAATCGGCGCAGCATGGTGCAGATCCTTAAGGATGGAAGAGAGATCTTTTATGGAGAGGTGCGCGAGTCGGAAGAGAGCCTTGATATGGTAAAGCAGGTCTATGCTGTTGGGGAGTTGGCTTTTTTATACGATTCCATCCAGCCACAGGGGCGGTATCAGGATCAGACTCCACTACAGTTTTTTACCACACTTATCAATAACCACAACGCGCAGGTGGAGGAAAAGAAGCGGTTTGAGGTCGGTGTGGTAACGGTGAAAGATCCGAACGATAGCATATATCGCTACACGAATTACGAAGATACGCTTACCTGCATACGCGATAAGTTATGCGACCGGCTGGGCGGTTATCTGCGGGTGCGTAAGGTGGACGGCAAGCGGTATCTGGATCTGGTTACTTTGCAGGATTATGGCACGACCTGCGAACAGCCGATTGAGTTTGGAGAGAATCTGCTGGATTACGCCTGCAATGCCTCCGGCGCAGATATTGTAACAGCTGTGATACCGCTAGGAACCCGGCTCGATAAAAGTCCGGTTGAAGGGTTGGACGCGTACCTTGACATCAAGGATGTGAATAACGGCGTAGATTATGTGTATCTGCCGGCGGCGGTGGAGAAGTTCGGCTGGATCAAAAAGGTTGTGCACTGGGATGATGTAACTGTGCCATCCAACCTTAAGAAAAAAGCGGAGGACTGGCTCAAAGAAAACCAGTATGAATTATTAACGCTGGAAGTCAATGCATTGGATCTGTCGATGATGAACAGTGATATAGATTCGTTTGACCTTGGGGATTCGGTCAATGCGCTTGCGGAGCCTTACGGCATGGATGCATGGTTCCCGGTGCAGAAGATGACAACCTATCTGCAGGAGCCGGAGAAAAACAAACTCACTTTAAGCAACACTCTAAAAAAGTCGTATACCCAGCAGATGGCAAGCCTTACAAACGAACTCGATGAAAAGATCCCGCAGCAGAGCGCTTTGCTCCAGCAGGCAAAAGATAATGCATCACAACTGATACAGACCGCCACCAATGGATATATCGTGCTTAACATGGATGACAAGGGAAATCCCAAGGAATTGCTTATCATGGACACCAAAGATATTGACACTGCGCAGAAAGTGTGGCGGTGGAACATCAATGGACTGGGATACTCGCACACAGGATATAACGGAGAGGATGGACTGGCCTTGACGATGGATGGCAGTATTGTGGCTGATTTTGTAACAGCGGGCACGATGTACGCTGACCGGATCAAGGGCGGCACGCTGACACTTGGCGGACATAGCAATGACAACGGCGTCATGCAGGTGCGGGACGCGCAGGGCAATGTACATACCATGATTGATGTGAGCGGGCTCGACACAAACAACATCAGGGTGACAGGCGGCACACTCAATATAAACGATAATTTTATCGTAGACGCAGAAGGTCATATGTATGCTGTTGATGGTACTTTTAAGGGCACAATCGAGAGCAGTTCTGCCAAAATAACAGGCGGATATGTACATATCGAAGCGGCAGAGAGCACGGATAACTTGATCGAATTTAAACGGTCCGGAACTCTCGTGCAGATGGGTACGGACGGCTTGCGGTCGGTTGCGGATACGAGGGAACTCGCTGCCAGCTACTCGGCAGTATCAGTGCGAGATACGTCAGCCGATACGATTGCCCAGATGCTTTCTAGTGGTAAGGGAATCTCTTCTTACGGCTGGGAATCCTATTCGGACAAGCGCCTAAAGCATGGCATAGAATCACTTGATCGGGAAAAGAGTGCTGCGCTTATACAGTCCCTGCGCCCGTGCAGGTTCATTTACAACTACGATCGGGATGGACATTACCGGCACGGTCTGATTGCGCAGGAGGTATTGACTGCGGTCGGGGACGAGGATTGGGCGATTTGCTCGGAGTATCTGGATCGGGACGGAAAAACGTACTATGCGCTCGACAAAACAGAGTTGATCGCTGATCTGATAGCAGCTGTGCAGCACTTAAATGACAGAGTTGACGCGCTAGATGCGCAGAAAGGAGTCTGAATGTCGAATATACAGGGTTACTTACAGAACATCATGCAGGCGGTGTATGGAAAGGATGTACGTCAGTCCATCCACGACGCAATCGAGACGATTGACAGTGTCGCGGATACCGCCAAGGATAGCGCCACGGCAAGCGCCAAGATGGCAGAGACGATGGCGGAGAATGCAGGAAAATATGCTGACGAAGCGCAGACGTGCGTGGTTGCGGCAGCTGAATCCGAAGCCAATGCCAAGGCATCAGAGACAGCCGTGAAAGCCAGTGAGAATGCCGCAAAAACATCAGCGGATAATGCAGCGGCGTCAGAGACAGCAGTTGCGGAGTCAAGGGACGCGGCAGCTGAATCCGAAGCCAATGCCAAGACATCGGAGGAAGCAGCGGGCAGATCAGCCGATGTAGCTACAGAGAAAGCGGCGGCTGCCGACCAGTCAGCTGATACCGCAGCAGAAAAAGCAGAGATTGCTACGGAGAAAGCGGCGGAGATTGTCGGAAAAGCAGAAGCTGCGGCGGCAAGCGCTGCCAAGGCGGAAAGCTATGCCGTGGGCGGGACCGGCAGCCGGGAGGGAGAGGATACGGATAACGCATCGTATTACTACCGGCAGGCGAAAAGCATCTCTGAATCTTTTGCAGGAGCATTGCGTCCGATGGGTACCGTTGCGTTTACCAGCTTACCCGCATTAACCGCGGCGGCTGCCGGGGATATGTACAATATTTCTGACGAATTTACGACCACGGATGATTTCAAAGAGGGAGCCGGCAATACAGTTCCTGCTGGAGCAAATGTGTATAAGACATCGGATGGCAAGTGGGATGTTCTGGCGGGTACTCCGGTGACGGGGGTTAAAGGCGCAAAGGAGGCAGCCTACCACCGTGGAAACGTAAGTCTGTCGGCGGCGGATGTTGGGGCAATAGCCGAGGATGGGGATGCATCGGACACGACGGTGACTTTTCCGACGGCAGCGGAGCGCGCCAACATAACCACTGGCGAGAAGCTGTCTGCGCTATTTAGCAAGATTGCAAAGTGGCTGTCTGATCTTAAGCCAGTGGCTTTTTCCGGTAGCTATGATGATTTAAACAATAAACCGACAATACCGACGAATACATGGCGCCCGGTGCAGAATAATTTGACATCCAGTTCCACCACAGACAGTTTATCCGCTAATCAAGGAAGACTGCTGGCAAACGGATCGGCTCGAGATAACACAAAGATGCCTGTTACTGGCGGCACTTTTACTGGCGCTGTCGGATTTAAAAATAGCACATGGAATCCCGTTGGTGATGATTGCTATATGGGAGACTTTGATGTGGGGGGATGTGTAGCATTTAAAAGTATGTCGTCTCAATTAACAGGTATCGCCTTGGTTGGAGCCGGAAGCAACATGTACTGTCGGCTTCTGGTGCGAAATGACGGCGGTGATACGTATCTTGCCACAAACGGCGCGTTTTTCGTATCTAATGGCGAAAACAGCGCGCGAGCGCCGATCTATGCATCCGCTTTTACGCAGTCCTCATCCAGACGCGTCAAGAAAAATATCGAGGATATGACTGATGAGGAAGCCAAGAAATTATTGGACGTAGAGGTTAAATCGTATGACTACATCAACCCCGATATGCCGGATGGATGTTTCGGTTGCATCGCGGAGGATATGTCAAAAATAATTCCGTCTTGCGTTAATGGAGATGTTGACTGTGCTGACGATGATGCCGCAGCTATTCAGGGTATTGGTATTGATTATTCCAAGCTGGTGCCACATCTCATAAAGATGGTACAGATCCAGCAGGCACAGATTGATGCGCAGCAGGAACAGATCAAGAAGCTTGCATCACAGATTTTATAGTTGGCACAAACCTGCATAAGCAGTGTTTTATACTCATTATAAGGAAAGAGAGGATAAGGATATGGAATCAATCATCACAGCACTTATTACAGGCGGACTGACGCTGATCGGTACGGTAATGACGGTCAGCAGTGGTCAGAAAAAGACGGATCACAAACTCGAGATGGCGCAGGCGGTCACGGACTGTAAGTTGGACGAGCTCACCCGTGAGGTAAGGAGGCACAACAACTTCGCGCAGCGGGTGCCGGTCATCGAAGAGCAGGTAAAAGTTATCAATCACCGCATTGCGGACTTAGAGGAGGGAAAATAGTATGTTGAAAAATTGTGTACTCAGAGTATCAGTAGACACGCAGAAATGGGCGAAAGCTGCGGGCATCAGAGCGCTTAAGACGATGGCGCAGACTGCGGTTGCAGTAATCGGTACTGGAGCAGTAATCTCGGCAGTAGACTGGAAGATGGTAGTATCATCCGCGATTGTGGCGGGTGTTGTGTCGCTGCTCACGTCTGTTGCAGGAATTCCGGAAGTGGAGGGATAATTTATGGCGAACAAAAGAATTGGACAAGCAGGACGTGCTCTTATCAA